CCCGATTGTTTTTCCGCTGGGAGTCTGGGAGCAACCGCGCGATGTGCGAGGCTGGGTGCCGCCCCGTGAAGAGATCGTCAACTGTATCGATAGGGCATTCCAAAAATATGATGTGAAAGCCTTTTTCGCTGACCCCCACGGCTGGGAGGAAACACTCATCAACATCGGTAACCGCTATTCTAAGCAGCTAAAGGTGAAGGCATCCAGTAGTAGCCCGGTTCTGTTTGCCACGTGGAAGACGCGTGTGTTGGCCGCGAATTTGGAGGAAATGCACGGGGCGATTACCCGTGGTGAGCTATTCCAGAACGGTAACGAGACCTTGCGTGAGCACATGATGAATACGATGAGGAAGCCAACCAGGGACGGTTATTTGCTGGCTAAACCCCATCCAGACAGGAAAATCGACTGCGTATACGCCATGCTGCTCGCTTTTATCGCCCGCAAATACTTGTTGACGCACAATATTGAGCTTTCGCAGAGGAAAGCGAGAAAGGGTAGTTATGTATCCCTACCGGACTAACCAAATGGGCGAACTGCGTGCCATCGTGGACGACCAGGACGCTGATCTGATTGAGCATCTTGTCGCTGACATGGTGGCTGATTCTGGCCGCCTGCATACTGTGAGCACTTACTATGAGGGAACCTACCGGCCTAAAGGCTTGAATGTGAGTATCCCGAAAAAGCTGATGCACCTGATTAACTCTGGTCTCGGATGGGGGAAAATCATTGTTGATACCCTGGCTGAGCGGTTAGTTATTTATGATGTGCAGGGGGTGGATTTGGAGGGTGTTATTCCGTTTGAGCAGTTGCGGAATGTGGCTGTGAGGTTGCATACGGAGATTTTGCGCTACGGGCGCGCCTATCTTTTGGTTAGTGCTCATCCTGAGACCGGTGAACCCGTCCTAACAGTACGCACACCCCTTAACACGGCTGCCCTGGTAGACCAGTCCACCGGGCGGGTCTCTCACGGTGTGAGTATTGAGCAGGACTATAAGGGCACCGAGTACGCGTCTGTTTACCTGCCTGGCAAGGTTGTCGCGTTGGAGCGGGAAAAGACCGGTGAACACTTCCACATCGTGGACACGATGGACACCACGGTTATGCCGCTGATCGCATTCTCGAATGTGGGGGATGTGTCAGAAATCAGCCCGTCGATTCAGTCATTGATGGATATGGCATCGACCAGCCTTGTCTACGCGAAACTGAATGAAGAGTTCTTTAGCTTTCCGCAACGCTATGTGCTGGGGGTCGATGAGGACACGTTCCGTGACGCTAATACTGGTGAGCCGATCTCGAAGTGGAAAGCTCGCATAGATTCACTGTTTATTCTGGAGCGGTCGGAGTCTGGTAATAATCCTGAGGTGGGGGAGTTTAGAACTAACCTCTCGGATGGTTATATGCGGATGGTGGAGTATCTCTCTAGTCAGGTTGCGGCTGAGGCTGGGTTACCTGCCACCTATTTTGGGATTAGCACTCAGCAAGCCCTCTCAGCTGAAGCTATTGAGAAAATGGAGAATCGGCTGGTACGTAAAGCCTTGACGCGTCGTGATCTCTGGTCTATCCCGTGGGCTTACACTATTGAGACTATTGCGAAACTGGCTGGTGTCACTCCGTCTGAACAGATCAGTGTGATGTGGGGGTCGCCTCGTAACCCCTCCTTGGGTGCTACGGCGGATGCCGTGGTGAAACTGGTGGGTGCTGGAGTATTGCCGGCTACCTCTAACGCTGTCCTGCAGTTACTCAACATTGATACTGAACTGCAGGGTGAACTGCGTACGGAGCAGCAGGCCGCGTCCGCAATGTCGAATCTAGACCGTGTCCTCGGGGCACTCAACGAAGGCGAATAATGTACACCCCGGACGATGTATGGGATAACCCCGCCATTGCCCAATATAAACGGCGAATGGAGGGGGTAGAACGATTCCTCAAGAAAACAACCAGGAAACCAGTGTGGGGGAAACTAGAGACGGTTGATGATGTGCTGGAGGTTGCGGAACCGATCATCCGCGCCGGGGTGGACACTAACGTCCTGGTTGATTCAGCAACATTGGGGGAAATGTATGGTCTGAATTATCCCACTACGGTGCCACAGGACGTGTACAAGCGGGGGGTTGACAAGGCGGTTAGGGATTCTCGGCATTTCCTCGATGAGGATAATAAGCGGGCGTTTGTTGAGGCTGTGATCGAGGATTCGGTGCATAATGTGTCTGCTCGTGTCCGCTGGCAGACGCTTGACGCTAACCGGAGGAAGATTTTCCGTTATAGGCAGTCGCAGTTTCTTATTGTCCCGTCTATTGATGCCTGCGAGTTTTGTCGAACGTGCTCTGAGCAGTTGCTGCATAATCCTCGATGGTCTGGGCATGTGCATTGTCATTGTAAGACTTTGCCGTTGCTTATTGATTCTTAAATGAATCCTGAGTGTTTCTTAATTTAGTGTGTGATTTATTGTAGAATTAGTCTAGAAGTGGATGTTTTCACAGAAGGCGACCTGCGGTAATAATGACTAAGTCGGGAAACAGCGGTATCAAGCATGACAAGGATTCTCAGTCTTCTCAGGAATTCGAGGGTGGGGCAGCTGGCGAGGTTGGCGGTTGCGAGAATCCGGAAGTTGATTCCTCCGTTGCGTATGTCTCCGGAGGACAAGACGACGGTTGCGGTGGGGGTGACGCTGGCTCATTTGGTGAAGCGCGGTCTGGAGATTCTAGCCGTAACGGTGGCGACGCTTGTGCTGATCGGTCTAGCAGCAATGGCAGTGGCAGCCGTGATGGCGATTCATCTACTGCTCATGCCTCTGCGGATCTTCCTGGCAGTGGCAGCCGTGGTGGCGTTGAATTCGGTTCTGACGCTGCCTCTTCAGACGTTCCTGTTCTACCTCCTGACGCTGCTGCGGGTAGCAACGATATACGACGAAATACTACTCAGCTTGACGTACATCGTGGGAGCAGTAATGCTGATGCTGACGCCGTTCTTCCGCCTATACGGCCTGGGAGCGATACTGCTTCTCCCATGGTTAACTGCTCAGACGGCCAAACAAACAGCCCTGTGGGATATGGTTCTTCGTCTGCGGATCGTGACCATTCCAGTGAAGATGCTGATCCCCGTAGTATCGATTCCCGTGGCACTGGCGCGCATTCAGTTCTGGACGATCCTAGCGATGATAATAGCGTTGATCTAATTACTCGATCTATTGGTGACTCTTCTGTAACTGATTGGGAGTCACGCTATAAGCGGCTTCTCATAGCTAATGAAGAGCATGTACCCATGGAGCTGTTGCCTGATTCTCGTAATGAGAGTGTGTTGCGTGACTACGCACGGCGGTTACGCATGTTTGCTGAGGAATCCCACACCGGGGGGCATGTTGACAGGGTGCAGCAGGCAGCCTCAACGCCCTCCTATCGTTCCGTAAATGATATGGCTAACAATCTTTTTAAGCTTTTGCGGAGCGGATAACTAAGACTTACCAGCGTTTAGAAAAAACAAATTACGAAAGGTACTAACAATGGCTGACACGATTACTCCCGCCACCTCACGGCATGTTGAGCCGGATGTGAATATGCAGGATCTGCTCAAACTGGGCAGCTCCTACGGAAACAATAGCGTTCTACCACTCTTCGCAATGGTCAACGCCGCACAACAACGCACCTCCGTCTTGCAGCAGATTTCCCCCAATTACCCCATGACTCTAGGTGACAACTTCATTATGGATTCGATTGAGTCCACCGCCTATGTTGTCGGCGAAAACAACTGCAAGATTGCTTCTCCCGGCCAGGAGTTGGGTGGCCGTTCTATCCGCCCGTTCAAGATCGCGGCTGGTATCCAGTACAGCATGGAGGATGAGTTGCGGGGCGGCGAAATGCTCATGCAGAATATCGTCACCTCGCTGGCTTCCTCCATTGCTAAGCAAATCGATATGGCCGGTATCCTCGGTCGCCAATTGTCTAGCGGTGAAGTCCTGGAGAACAGTAGCGTCCAGTCGATTGCCCAGCACTCCACCCGCCTGAATGTGTCGGAGAAGACTCCGGCGGATGAGACCCTTTTCGAGGCAGCTGAAATCGTCACCAACAACGGATTTACTCCTAATGGTCTGATTGCTACCCCTGCACTGCAGGCGGCTTTGCTTGGCCAGCGTGATAAGAACGGTCAGCGCATCTACGGTGACGGTACCGTTCTCGGAGGCAATTTCGGCTCCATTGTTGGCCTTCCCCAAACCATCGTCACCAGCAACTTCACCGGTAACGGTATCGACGGTGGGGATATTAACCCTGACCATATTATCGGCATTGTTGGCGACTTTAGCCAGATTGTTTTCGGCACGGTCGATATTGATAGCTGGTCGTACCGTCGCTTCGATTGTGGCGACCCGTTCGGCATGGGCTATGACTTGGCACTGCGTAACCAGGTTGCGCTGCGTCTAGAAACCGTTGTGGGCGTGGGTGTTATCAATGATGGTGCCTTTGTGACTATTGCTGCGCCTGGTACCCCGGTTAATCCGCCTAAGCAGACTAATAAGCGGGCACTCTAGGCGGTAACCGATGCTACTGCACTTGTACAGTCTGAAGCGGGTCGCATCGATGACCCTAGGGGACACATGTAATTGTGATAATGAGGAGTCACTTCATGAGGCTAAGAAACGGCTCATGCCCTACCTTGACCGGGTAGTGGCGGAGGCTGAGACTGTCGCCCCGTGTTTAGCGAGTATCCCTTCATTGTCTAAGTCTCAGCGTGTGTTGGCCTCGGGGATTATCGAGGATGCGGCGATTCGACTGTATAAGCGAGACAGTATGGTGGCGTCCAATGCGGCGGCTGTGCAGTCACAGACAGTGGGGGAGTATACCGTTTCGTTTGATGCGGCTAGGCCTCTGCTGGGTTTCTCGTCGTCTGGCAGCGTGTTCAACGCGGGTGAGAGGAAGCAACTACGCAGGCTGTGTGGTGGCTGTTCCTCGAATGCTTACACGGTGTCAATGATTGGGGACGGTGGCTGCGATGAGGGCTGCACTAGGTGTAGGGAGTGCCCATGATATTCCCTGTTACTTATCCGGCGGTGCTGGCTAGGCGGCGTTACGTGGGGGCTGATTGCCACGGCAATGACCTTTATGAGACGTCTAAAGAGAAGATTTGTTTGATGGGTGTTACCCAAACCTGCTCCGAAAGGGAGGATACGGACGGTAACACCTACACCAGTACTGTGAAGCTCTATCTTCCAGCCTGCGTTAAGGATATTAAACCCTATGATGTCATCACTGTGGATGGTGAGACAGTGTTCACGATTCGTGAATACCCGAAACGGTACAGGTCACCATGGCCGTCATTGCCACTGGGTGAAGCCCCCGGGCAAGTCGTCTACGGGGTGAGGAAAACAACATGAGTTTTATGGAACTTGAGCGCATGGTGTTCAACTCAGCTGCGTACAGGGAGATTCTCTGCTCGGACGGTATGCGGAATCTAATGGAGGATGCTACCGGCATGATGGCTGCTGAGGTAGGTGAGTCAGCCCCCTACTACACGCAGAATCCGATTCTGCAGGGTGGTGGGCAGCGTCAACGCTGGAGGCAGTCTATTAACGCCACCGGTAAGGACGGCATGTGGGCGGAGTCTAAGGCGGCTCTCCTGCGTGCTATGGAGACGATGGCAGCAGGTGGTGGACAGTGACCGAGCGCAGTCTAGGCAGAATCTCTGTTACTCCTGTTGATGTTGAATCCATCCTTGTCGAGTATCTGCGTGACACGCTCAATATGAAGGTGTCCACCAGGTACCCGAAAGACATCACACCGGAGAATGTGGAGCCATTCATCGTGCTGTCGACGGTGAGTTCCACCATTAAGAATGTGGTGGTGCAGCGGACGATTTTGCACGTTGATTGTTTCGCAGGTTCTACCGTGGATGCTTTCGATTTGGCGGCGAAAACGGCTGGTTTGCTCACCTCCTATAACCGTGTTCACTGCAGGATTGAGCAGGAGCCGATACCGGTAGGCAGGACGATTGACACCACCTGTGCGTGTTGTGCTCTGCAAGTAGCAGTGACGGTTAAGGCTCGCACCACTGAGTTTCAGCGATCAACAGATTTAGTTAGTTAGGAATTAGAACAATGCCATTGAAAACCAATATCGACGGGGTGACCGAGTTCCGAGACTCGAAAGGTAATCCCTCCAACATTCTGGTAGCCAATCCTAACACGGGCGGCTGCGCATGGGTCGCCCCCATGGATTGCGACATGACCCTGGCAGAAATTAAGGCTATGCAGATTCCGGAGAACTTCTCCTGCCTCGGCTACATTTCCGAGGATGGTGTGAAGATCACTGAAGATCACAAGGGTGATGATCTGCGTGCCTTCGGCGGGTCTGTCGTGCGTACTATCTTCTCCGATTACACGCTCACTCTGGGTGTGTCTTTCCTTGAGTATTATCGTCCTGAGGTTCAGGCGATTGTGCGTGGGAAAGGCAATGTGAGCTGGGAGGATGACGGCGAAAACCTGGAAATGGTGATTAAACACAATAGCCGTCAACGTTCCCGCTTCCAGTTCATTTTCGACATGATTGACGGTGAGCTTGGGGATGATGGTCACGTCCGCCTGTGGCTGCCTAACTGCATGGTGACGGATATTAGTGATACGACGTTTAGCCACAGTGACGCTACTGTTATTGAGGCTACCCTCACCGTATACCCACACCAGTGCAGTGGAGTCAACATGTACGAAATCGACTCCCGTACGAATGCTGTTCTTGAGTGCAAGTGCCCTGAACGATAAGAAAGGAACCCCGTGGCCGCTAAGAAAACTCCGGTAAAAAAGACTCACCGCTACGAGTGCAAGCCCATCGACGGTAATGCCTCTACTTTCACTTTCGTGGGATTAGACGGGACAGAGGTTGAGGTTCCCCGCCTGGCTTTCATCCCTGCCTCACATTTGACGAATTTGGATGTGGAGAATGCGGCGGAAATGCAGACTCTGCTGACTGATATTGCTGGTGAAAAGACTGCTGACTATATCGCCTCGTTGCCGCTGGTGTATATGCAGCAGTTCTTTGAAGCTTGGAATGCTGACAGTGAGGATTTGCTGGGAAAATAGGTTTCCTTATGCGGCTGCTGGATGATGTGGAGCTGCGTGGGATGCTGACCGCTGACCTATTGGATATCGGTATTCACCTTGAAGAAGTGCCTTATGAGGATTGCAATTGGCCGGAGCTTTGGGCGTTCGTGGCGTATTCTCAGCCCCGGCATCGCATCTTCAGTAAGGTGCACACGAGTTGTGAGGATTGGCAGGGGGCAATGATGTGGACTAGTCCGATGATGACAAATCAACTGCTTTCTGCCATTCTTCATTCCTCCCTGGTCTCTCTGTGGGCTAAGGGCGGGGGTAAAGGGGCTAAGCCTAAGCCGATTGAGACTCCGTTTAGCGGTAAGAATACGGGCGGTCGGACTGTTAAAGGCCGCGTGATGAGTGGCACTGATCTTATGAAGGCCTTGTATCCCGGGATGGAGGTTGAATAATGGCTAACGTGACAAGCAAGGATATTGGTCTTGCTTTTGTGAAGATTCAGCCTTCTATGGAGGGTTTCGCGCCGGCGTTGAAGCGTGGCGTTGGTGAGG